ACGAGGAACGCGGCCACGGCCGCAACGGCGAAATATCCCCAGTCCTCAGGCACGGCGAGTCTCCTTCCGAGGCTTGGCCTCGCAGCTGACGCAATTGCCGACGAGCGCGGCCGCGATGCGGATCGCGTTCGACACCCAGGCCTTGCGTGTGATTCCGGCTGCCGCGGCACGCGCCGCGGCAATGTCGTACGCGTCGCGCTCGAGCGCCACGGCAAGTGTCTTCTTCGTCGGTTCGGTGTCGGTCATAAACCCCAAGGCGGCGGGTGTTCCGCCCTGGAGCACGAAAGGAGCGCCGAGCACGACTTCGGCCCGCTCACGCTAATTGCATCGGCTAAGTGCGTCAATCCCCTTTAGGGGAATCCGACGAAAACGGCACGGCCTTGTTCAGCGCCTCGCGCCGAGCCGCGCAGCCGCACGGCTTGCCGGTGGCCTTCGCCCGGGTCTCTACGAACTTGACCACGCCAACGGCCCGCAGAGCCGCGTGGAGGGCGTCCCCGAGCCCGCGCCACCGCCGAGGGGGCTCAGGCGTCGGCGGCGGCGGCGGGGCGTCAGTGAGGCGCACCGTGGCTGTATTCGGGATGTATCCGAGGTTCATGGACATGACGGGTTGTACCCCAAGCAGGTTTGCTGGTCTGCCGTGAGCGTCGGCGGGCACTGCGTTGTCGGCACGCACGGGTTGCGGATGACACTCGTTGTGCCCTCAAGCTCCTCGAACCAGATGCAGGCGTTCGCATCGGTCGTCGGGCAATGGTTCCCGCAGCACAGGCTAGCCGTGCCATAAGGCCCCGGAGCCCCTGTGTCGAGGAATTGGCATATGACCCTTTCCCCAAGCACGCCAGGCGCGAGCGCGGGCCACGAATTGAACACGCCGAGCGGCGGGTCCTGCGCAACGCACGACATCGGGCAAGTGCCGTCCCATCGTGTCGAGCGCTTCGCCGACACAAGGAAGCTCCATGCATTAAATAGGCAGGAAGACAGCGGGTCCACCGGCTGCGACAGATTCTGTCGCAGGATGTACTTGAACCCGTTGAACCTGATGCCCTGGCACTGGGGCTGCACCGCAAGTCCCTCGCAAACAAAATTAGCCTGCCCAAGGCAGGTGTAGTTCGCCGTAAACGGCGCACATCCAATTGTAAAACAACCGGAGCACGCGCCGCCTTGGTACCCACAGCACGGGTTTGCCGTTGGTCTGCATGGGAGGTTCGTGTAAGTCGGATCGCAGCGCACTTCGTTCCGCAGCCCGAGCATGCAGTTCAGCGAATTTCGGTTCGTGCCTGCAAGGAACGCCTCGGGCGTCAGATCCGCGCAGCCCCACGCCCATCCGCCTTCGACCCCGCGCCAATACGACCACTGGCGGTCTCGCCAATATGCAAAGTCGGCTGCAGCGCTCTCGCCGCTGCAGGCTCCCGGGTACGGGATCTCGCCGCACACCGGGTTCAGCTGCTGATGTGTCGGCGTCATCAAAGAGCGCCGCAGGCACGCCTGTTGATTCGTGACGCATTGCGTCGGCACGCATCGCTTCCTGAATGGCCCGAGCAGTGGCAAGTCGCACGGCGCGCTCGGGCAGTTGTCGTATCCCGCCTCGGGGAAGCGCGTGTCGAGCTGCTGCCACGCGGCAACCTGCTCGTCGCGCCAATCTCCCGGGCTGAAATAATCGCGCATCTTGCAGAGCACGGCCTGATCCGGCTGCAGGCGCGAATAGAGCGCCGTCAGGAGATCAATGTACTCCTGCGCCTCGATCACGCCGTGCTGAAGCGCATCGTCGACATCGCACAGGAACAGCGGGACGCCTGCACCGGCGTACGCGAACCAGTACGGCACGGCCGTGCTTGGGTTCGGGTTGTAGTCCTCGGTGCAATTGTCGCAAGGAGGGATGTAGATGCGCACGCCTGGCGGGCAAAAATCTTTGCTGAAGACGCCGTCGGGGATCTTCCAGTGCCGCTCGAAGTAGACCACGCCGAGGAACTGCTGATACAGCGAGCCCGAGCCGCACACGCTCGCGCCGCCCGCATAGCACGCCATTTCGTCGAGCCACTTGCACGGCGACGGGTACCGGACATCGCCGTCTTGCATGACGAAGCGCCTTCTGTCGCTTAGCCATGTGTGGCCGCAATTGCAGTCCGCAGGGAACGGGTTTGCCTGGCAGCACGGATCGACCGTGAAATCCCAGTCCACATTTCCCGGCTCGCAGATTGTCGTGCCGCTCGGCGGCGGGCCCGAGCAGCCCGACAACGAGCACTTGCGCGGCAAGTTGCACAGCGCTTCGGCACCTTGCAACGGCGGCGGGTAAGCAACGCGGTAGAAGCAGCCGAAATACTTGTACAGCGCCACGATCGGCAAGCATTCTGCCCACTCGACCTTGTAGTGAACTTCCCCAACCGAACACGATTGCCAAACCTCGTTACTAAAGCCTGGCCTGTTGCACCACAGGATCAGCTCGTCATCGAGGTGGCAGCATCCGGTGTCGATGGTCTGCCCGTAGACCGTATCGCGCAGCGTGCAATCACACGAGCCGCTCGCGCAGCAACACCAGTAGGGACTAGCGGGCATCTTCGCTCCAGTCGTAGTGCACGACGGTCTTTCCCTCGAGCTCCTCGGCGTCGATCCAACCGACCTCGACGATCTTGCCGCCGTCGAGCATGGCGACCCGCACGCTGCCGGTGGCCTCGAGCACGAGCACCGGGCTATCGGGTGCGGCGACGAATCTCGGCCCGCACGCGGTCAGCGAAACGCTTGCCGCCGCCAACCATGCGAACCTCGCGAGGCTTCGAGGCCCACTCGACGAACGAGTCGATGATCGCGCGAAGCACGGCATAGATCACTTCGCGCCGGCCTGCTCGGAGGTGACCTTGTTATCTCGCGCGGCCATGAGGCCGACGCCCGCGATCACGGCGCCAATCACGGCCGTCCAATCAATCGCGGTGCCCTCGGCGAGGCCGGTGAGCACGGACGCGGCTGCCGTGCAAATGGCAGCGATTCCGGCAAGGGTCGTTCTGTAGCTCTTCACGGGTGGCGCTCCTTCTGTAGGTCGCGGATGTCGCGCTCGATCTCGTCGAGCCGTCGGTCGTAGTTGTTGAGCTGCGCCTGGATGACGCGGATCTCCGTGCGCAGCGCGCCGAGCGAGTTGTGCAGCCACGCGGCAGCGCCGAGCACGGCAGCCACGACGGGCACGGCCGGTGCGAACTGCTCAATCACGGCGAGATCCTCACGGCCTGAATGCAGGTCGCGTTGTCGTAGTTCCCGGGGAACGACAGGTAGCGCACGGTGCGCGAGCTCACATTTGAAGTTGCTTGGAGCTTGACGGTCGTGGTCGCCGCCAGCGTCACGATGCACCCCATGTTCGCATTCGTGACGCCGCCCGCCTGTGACGGGTGCATCGAGCTGCTCGACGAGAGCACGGCCCCGCTCGTCGCATTCAGGATGCGCGCGCTGTACGAGGTGACGCCGGACGCGGAGCTGTAGAACTGGCACTGTGCTACGACAATCCATGTGCCAGCGGAAAGGCTCACGCTCGTGATGTCGTAGACCTGATTCGCCGTCGTGAGCGTCACATCGACGGTGATCGCGCTCGAAGCGCTCGCAAGCCCGGCGAACTGCGGAGCGGCGCTCGAAAGCGTGAGCACATTTGCGGCGGGCTGCGTGATGATGAGATCGCTCATCGCGTCACCTCGGGCAGCACGCTGAAGGTGCCTTGAAATGCGCGTTCGACCACGCCACCAGGCGACACGATCTCAAGGTCATAGACGCCCTCGATGCCGTGCGCCTGGCCGTGCGGGCTCGAGCCCAGCGCCGCGGTCTGCGCGGCCGTTGCGGTGATCGTGAGCGTGCTGTCGGGCGAGCTGTAGGAGATCGCGAGGTAGCCGTTTGCCGTGGTCCAATCAAACACCGTTTGGTTGTCATCGAACGATGTGCGCCCCTGCGTCCGCACCGTGTAGCCGGTGAGGTCGCGCCCCTCGAATGTCACAGTGAGCGTGAAGTTCGCGCCCTGCACGATGTTCATGTTGTAGATCGGAACGCAGCTCATAAGTCACCTCACGGGGGGCAGGAGCCGTCGACGGCCTGCGTGTTGAGAATCAACCATAGGAGCGCGCCGTTGTTCTGACGCCAGGGCACGATCCAGACCGCAGTGCCGTCGGGGATTCTAACGGGCTGAAAGCCCGCGGGAAGATTTGCGACCGTCAAACCATAAGACACCCTTGCGCCGTTCGAGAGCTCGGACATGCTGACAGCCGCGCCTTGCAGGCCGGTGCCCTTGGCCGCTGCCGTGTACGGGCTCGCCGACACGAGCTCCGCGGCCGACCACGAGTAGATCCACTGGTACGGCACGGCCGTGCCGGTGGCGCCCGTGATGACGGCGAGCATGCCGACGGCCGCCTCATCGTCCAGGCGCACGCGCCGCACGCGCTCGAGATCGGCCTCGCCGCGGGAGAGGTTGCCGCCGCGTCCGATGTTCATGTAAACCACCCGGTCTCGGCGCGTGCCTTCAGGCGCGCATCGCCCGCAAAGATCAGGTTGAAATCCACGCTCGAGCGCGACAAGCGCTTCCACCGCACATCGGCGAGCTCGCCGGCAGCGGTGCGCTTCGGCTTGCCGTCGGCGTCGCAAATCGGCACCTGCTCGTGGTGGTAGAAATAGTCGTAGAGGAACTCAAAGGTGACCTCGTAGAACTCATCCTGCGCCTCGCTGATCGACACGCCTTCGCAGATAAGCGTGTTTGCCGGGAAGCCAAGGAAGGTCGCCGAGTTCTTGTATCCGGCGTAGCTCGACAGCGTCGCCGCAGCCGTGTTCATGGCCGTCACGGTCGCATCTTGCATGTTACGCATGCGCACGCCGACCTGCGGAATCTGAATGGTGCTGCCCTGGTCCTGTTGCCGAAGCGAGGTTCCGCCGATGTCCGCGCCGGTGGCGTCCGAGCCGCTCGGCGGTGCCGTGGTCCACGACGCACGGTACAGGTTCAGCGTGCGCGTGCGCGTGACATACTCCACGCTAATCGGAAGCACGACATCGCCGCTCGCCGGATTGCCAGGAATAAAGGTGTTCGCGTCGATCGTGTAACGGGTGGTCCACCGGAGCCCCACGCGGAGCGCCTTGCCGCCGTCCACAAACTCGGCCGTGTAGCTGCGGAATCGGGCGACCTTCTCCCAAGTCGCGGTCGAAGCGGCAGGGAACAACGCTCCGGTCCACGGGATCACGCCCTCCTCACGCATTTGCCGGATGTCATCGGGATTCAGGATCTGCGTCGGTGCGCCGGACAGTGGCGTCTTCTCGACGAGAAGCTCCATCGTGATCACGCCTTCCGAGTCGAGCGTCGGTTCCTGCGTGTTTCGCGACAGCCTGTGGTATGTGAAGTTCGTGGTGCTCGGCATTAGGAGAGGTTCCGGTTGATCTTGCGGAGCTCGCGCACCTGGGCGCTCGCCGACTCGGGCGTCATGCTGAAGGTCTCGTTGAGCGTGCCGCGGCGGTTCGGATCACGCATGAGCGCCTCCAGATACTGCGCCTGGCCTTCCGGAGCAACCGACGCAAGCGCCGATGTGAACGCCTGGCTGAAGCGTTCGGTAAGCCCGCCCTCGGCCGTGAAGAGCTTGCCGAGGTATGCGCCGACCATGGTCGGAAGCTTCTTCGCCTCCGCGGTGAACTCCTCGCCGAGCGTCTTTCGGCCTTCCGTGCCGAACGCGATGCCGGCGCCAAAGCCAGGCGCCTCGCCGAATCCCTTCGTGCGGGCCTCGATCGCGGCGAGCCGCTCGAGCATCACGCTGTTCATTCCGGCCGCAAGCTCGCCGGTGGCCTGAAACTTCGCGAGCGCCTCGCCGGCGCCCTTGGATGCCTCGATCATCGACTCGAAGGTCTTCGTGATCGCGAGGATCGGCGCGGCGATCGCGCCCGCGGCGAGCGCGAGCGGGCCGCCGCCGGCCGCGCCAATGCCGCCGAGCACGCTGCCGAGCGGTCCGGCACCGAGCGCGCCGAGCGTCGGCTGCATGACGGCTCGAGCACGCTGCATGCGCTGCGCGCTCGCGGTCACCTTTGCCTCGGCGTCCTTCAGGCCGCGGTTCATCGTGCTCGTCTGCACGCTCGCGGCGATCTTCAGCGCGGGAAGTCTCTGGCTCACTTGGTGCTCCTGGCTGCGCGCTCGCTCGCACGAGCTATGCGCCGGTTGTACTCGGCGATCGCCTTCTCAAGCTGCGGCGCGAGCGTGTTGCGGTTCGCGTAGTAGGCGCGTGACATGTACTTAGTCTCGTAGCGCAGCCGGCCGCCGCGGTTCCGGAGGCCCTTGCGCCACCCCTTGCCACGGCCGGCACGGCGTGCCTCGTCGCCGAGATAATTGCGCGGGTAGGCGCGCCAACCGACCTCGTACAGGTGCGAGCGCCAACCGGGCAGAAGCTCCCCGTAGCGTCCGCGGAGTTCCTGCCCAGGCGGCCGGTATCCGGTCTCCACGCCGACGCCGCACCACAGCGCGCGGCGGAAGGTCTTCACCTTTGCGAGCACATGCCGCTTCGTCTGCACGGCGTTCGGGTAGGCGTTTGCCTTCATGCGAAGCGCCACGAGCTTCGACCACTTGCGAAGCGCTCCGCGCATGATCGTGCGACGCGCGCGAGGCTCGTACTGGTCAAGACTCGCATACAGCTGCCGCAGCGACTCAGGCTCCATGCGGAACTGCACCGAGTATCCGCCCGCGAACTGGTTCGTGAGCGGTTCCGCGCGCTGCTTTGCCCTGAGCAAGTTGAACACGGATTGCCTCCCAGTCGGGGATGTCGAGCTCGTGATTGATCAGCGCGACAGGGATGCGGGCAAGATCCGTGCTCAGGTATCTCGTGGCCGCGCGGAGCACGCCGCGCGCGGCCTGGCTCAGTCCCGGCCTTCGCTGTAGAGCGCCTCCGCTGCCTCGCCGATCTTGCGCACCGTGAGGCCGTCGGCCGCGAGCGCCTCGTCGAGCGATGCGAACACGGGCTTGCCGTCCTCGATCAGGTGGCGCCAGGCAAGCCACGCGAAGAGCTTGCCGGGGTCCTTCTGCGAGACCTCGATCGCTTCGACAAGGTCAAGCGCCGACGGCCGGCGGAGCGTGACCACCGCACCGCACACCTCGGTGCGATGGTCCGCGAGAGAGAGGGCGTCTCGGATCGACTTCATGCGATCGTGACCGCTCCGGTGAGCTGGAAGTCCACGGCCGCGCGCACGACATCTCCGGCCGAGCCGGTGATCTCGAACCGCGTCACGATCGCGGAGGCCGAGTAGGTCTGTCCGGTCGTGACAGTCACGAGGAGCGTGCCGGCGGTGCCGGTTGTGATGAGCGCTTCTAGCAGCGCGGTCGAGGCTTCTGCCTGGTCGTAGAAGATCTCGCACGACGCGGTCGCGTTCTGCACGGTCGAAAGGAAGGCGCGCGCGCTCGAGCCGATCTCGGTGACATCGACCGTCTCGCGGTTATTGCTGATCGTGAACGAACCGCACGAGGTGATCGGTACGGTGTTGAACGAAATGCTCGAGACCTTGGTGCTAAGTGCCATGACTTACTCCGTGTAGTAGATCGTGAAAGTCTGCGCGTACTCGGCGGGCAGCGACTCGTCGCCGTCGGCCGTGGTCGCGGCGTCGGCGCTGCCGCCCGTGTCGATTACGGCAGAGAAGACAACGCCGTCGTAGGTGCCGGCGACGCACGCCGATCGGACCTGCGCAGCGATCGCGAGCGCTTCGACGGTCGCCTCGGCCACGCAGCGGACCTCGACGTCGCACCGGCTGATCGGCGACGAGCCGATGCCCTCGACGGTGTACTGGGCGACCTCAAAGGTGATCGCCGGCAGCGCGGTGTCCTGGAGCCGGTAGCCGTGCGTGATGCGGGCGTCCGGCACGAGGTTGATCGTGGTGCCGGCGGTGAGCATGGCGCGCACGGCGCTCTCGAGGCTCATACGACCTCCGTGCAGTCGATCACGGCCACGCGGTCGGCCTCGTCGAGGTTGCGGATCGCGTTGACGCGCAGGGTCTTTCCGCGGATCAAGAGTCGGTCGACCTCGGTGAGGCCGGCGCCCTGGACGGCCTGCCACCGCGCGCGGACCTCGTAGCTCTTCAGGACGGCCACGCCGTCCGCGTAGGAGGTCTCGTTTCCGGAGTCGTTCCGCAGGTCGGCCCGGAAGCTCGCGCCGCTTGTCCAGGTCTCCACGCGCATGCCGAGCGCGTCCTGCGAGGTCGACGGCGTCTGCACGGTCGCGAGCCACCTGAGTCGGCCGGCCGAGATCATCGGATCGCCGCCTTCGTCGTGATCGACTCGAGGATGTACTGGAGGCCGAGCGGCACGGTCGACATCGAGATCGGCTGCGACGCTTCGGGGTTGTTATACCAATGCCCGATCAGGCTGATGCACGCATGCACCACCTCGGGCGGTAGGTTTGCGTAGCCGACGCTGTAGCTCACGAGGATCGCAGTTCCCTCGTCGCGTCCGGGCTGCTCGAGGAAGCGAAGCACGGGCAGCGCGTCGCTGCGATCGATCCAGTAGTCGGTGCTCGGCATCGTCGTGAGCACCGCGCCCGTCGTGTACTTCACGCTCGAGACCGACTGGAATGGCTGCACGGGGAATGTCGTGTCGCGCCATTCGACGAGGTACAGCGTCGAGTCCTGCACCTCGAGCGCAAGGCCCGTGTTCCTCGAGATCAAAGACATGGCAGCCTCGCGAAGCCTCGTGAGCTCGCGATCGTCATCGTCGTAATCGACCTTCAAGGCCGACTTGATCGTTAGGAGCGGGATAGTCATAAGACCCTAGGGGGGGCTTTCGCCCCCCCTGAGCGTCGGAAGAAGATGGCTTAGCAGGTGATCGCGGCGAACGCGTTCGCGAGCGTGATCTTCGAGTCGGTGCGCGTGTAGACATACATCGTGGTCTGATGCGTCGCAGCGGCCGAGTACGGGTCCATCATCGAGGTGATGCCGGTCCGGTCGAAGATCTCGAAGTAGTTGAAGTCGCCGACCACGGCGAAGACATTGTTGTTCGAGGTCGCCGTCGGCATGTACTGGCCGATGCGGTACGGCACGCCGTAGATCGTGCCGGGCGCTCCGCCGGTGATGCCGCCGACCTCGTTGAGCTTCCACACATAGTCGGTGGAGTTGACCTTGATCTTGCGGACGGTCTTGAGGAAGGTGTCCGAGATCAGCCACGAGAACCGCGGCGAGCTGCGGTACTGGGGCGGAACGAGGTGCACGGTGTCGATGAGGTTGTCACCGGTCACGGTGGTGATCGCCGCGCCCGCAAGGTCGGTGACCTGCGACAGCGCGACGAGCTTCGTGTTTGCCGACGAGCCCGCGATGCCTTCCGGCTGCGAGCTGTTGGTGCCGACGGTGTAGTACTCCTCCTGCTTCAGGCCGATCGAGAGGCCGCACTTGTCTGCGACATACTGGAGGCCCGAGCCGATGCCGCCGTTCCCGATCGCGTCCTCGATGAACTCCTGCGACATCTGCACGGCGGTCACGAGCTTGTACGGCACGACGCTGATCTGCGTGCCGAACGACGGATCAGCCGGGGTGATCGTTCCGGCCTCGGCGACGAGCGAGGTGGTCGGGAGCGAGCCCTCGACCGAGATCGTGCGCTTCGAGTCGATCGTGGAGATCGGGCACATGCTGCGCAGCACATTCGACTGCTGCAGCTTGTTGATGATCCGGCGCTCCAGGTCGGTCGGGATCGCAGCGCCCGAGGTTCCGGTCGAGAGCGCTCGCATCTCCTGCGAGTCGCCGCGAATCACGGCATTGAGCCAGCGCTGCGCGTACGCCTCGCTGCTGCGGTCGTTTGCGTCGCCGAGGCTCGCGGCCTTCGGTGCGCGCGTCTCGAACATCGGCTGCGCCTCGAGCTTCGCCAGGCGAAGCTGCAGCGCCTGCAGCTGCGCACGCTCCTCGATCGCGGTGAGGTCGGCGTCCATGCGCGCGATCTTCTCGCGCTCCTCGCCGGAGCCGCGGAGCTCGACGGTCTGCGTCGCCTGGCCGGTGCGCTTGGAGAAAGCATCGAGCGCCTTGCGGTACTCGTGCACGGTGTTCTGCATCTCGTTCAGCTCATCCATGACGGTTCATCCTTTGCAGGTGAAGTTCAAGCCGCAGACGCGCGGCCTCGATTGCAGCCGCGGACACGCTCCGCAGGCTTGAATTGGTCTGGGGGTACGCGGCGTCCTGGACGATGGACACCTCGACGAGCCGAGCGCGCTTCACGAGGCGCTCGGTGCGCGTGCGGTTCCATGATTCGTCCTCGACGAAGAAGCCGAAGCTCATTTCGCCGGTGAGGTCGCCGCGCGCGAGAAGCTCGCGCACATCGTTGCCGAGGGTGGTTTCGGGCAGCGACGCCTCAAAGGCGAGCCCGTTGCGGTCGCTCTTCAGGCTCAGCGTGCGCGACTTCGTGCGCGCAAGGAGCGCCGCCGGATCGTGGTTGTAGAGGAGCTTCACATCCGCGCCGCTACGCAGCGTCTCGGCGAACGCGCCTGGCGCGATCCGCTCGACGAACGCGCGGCCCTGCTCCACGATCTCGCGCGAGTCCTCGCCGTACACGGCCGCGTAGCCGGCGAGCGTGCGCCCGTCGAGCTTCTGCTCGGTCGCGTCGATCGAACGCCTAGAAAGAGTCATTTGCGGTGCCCTCCTGTGCGCTCGTGTCGGTGCCGATGTTTGTGGAGCCGCCGCCGGTGCCCATGTTCTTTGCGACGATCGGCTCGTCGAGGCCGTCGAGCGGCGCCATGTCGAGCCGTGCACGGGCTTCGTTGCGAGTCATGAAGCCAGCCTCGACGGCCGTGCGCAGCGCGGCCATGTGCTCGGCGACTCCCGGCCTGAGAATCGCATCGAGATCAAAAGTCATCTCGGCGAAGGGCGCGGTCTTCGCGAGCCATTCGGCGCGCCACCCGGCGAGCCAAGTCTGGAGACACGCATCGACATACATGCGCGACATCCATTCAAGCGAGCCATAGGCGTTTCCTGAGCTTGCATCCCCGAGGAACAAAGATGGAACGCCATAGATGCGCGAGATGTCTTGGATTGAATACTTGCGCGCGGCCTCGAGGCCGGCGTCCTCGAGCGTGCTCGAGATTCGCTCGAGCTTGATCCCGTCGCCGAGCACGATCGGCTCGCCGGCGTTGCGCGATCCGCCGTGGCGCTTCTTGAACTCCTCCGCGATCTTCTGCCGCATGCCGTCGTTCGCTACGCCTGGGTGGATCAGCGCGAGCCGCGGCGAGCCGCCGTTCTTGAAGTTGTTGAGCGCGGTCTGCTCTTGCGCCGCGAGCGTCGTGATGCTCGTGGTGCACAGGCGGATCGGCGACTCTCCCCACAGGCCCGAGAGGCCCGGAGCGCGGAGGTGCAGCATGTTCTCTGGCAGGATGTCGCCGAAGGTGCGCGTCTTGTACACGGGCGTCGGGCCGGCAAGATCGAGCGACACGCCGTCGGGATCGAGCGGCATGAGCTCGAGGAACTCGCCTCCGCGCGTGCGGTTGATCACGGCGAACGCGTTGCCCCACAGGAGCGCCTGGAGCGTCATGCTGCGCCGGAACTCGAACGCCGACATGTACGGGCTCGGGTTGTTCCACAGCGAATCGCTGCGGCTATCGGTGATCTCGCACGGCAAGCGCGCGATGTCGCCCGAAATGAGCGTGATCGCGCGGTATATCGGCGTGTAGCGCAGCGCGTTGAGCGGCGTGACGGTGGGGACATCGAGCTCCTCCCCAGGCAGGAAGGTAGCGCTCCACGGCTGCACGAACATGCGACGCAGGAGTCCGAGCATGCTCGGACGCTAGCATCTAACTGTTAGCGCGTCCGCTTCTAAACATAATTAGTCGTAGGAACTTCCCTGCGTGCCGCCCCACACATGGACGGCGATGATCGAAGCCACGAGCGCGTCGATCGTGCTCTTGTCGTTCGGCTTGATCGGACGGATGTTCCCGTTCCGGTCACGCTGCGCGATCGCGGTCGCGCACGCCCGACGGAGGATCGGATCGTCGCCGAACACGAACTTGCGGCCGGCCCACAGGTTCTGCCACAGCTGACAGCCGGGCCCGAAGGTGCCGATGCCCATCCGGTACGCGACCATCGGCGCGCCGTCCTTCACGAGCTGCTCGACGAGGTAGCGCGAGCCCCACGCGTCGTAGCCGATGCTGCGCACATCGAACTCCTCCATCAGCTCGCCGATGCGCGTGCGCACGGCCTCGTAGTCGATCTCCCGGCCTGGCGTCAGCGTGATCCGGCCGTCGGCCGCCCACGCGCGCACCGGCAGGCGGTAGTCGAGCTCACGCTGCCGGATGTCGGCCGACGGCCACCAGTAGTGCCCGCGGATCGCGATCCGCCCATCGTCGAGCGGCACGCACACGCTCACGACCGTCATGTCGAGAGACTTCGAGAGGTCCATGCCTATCCACGCCGACCGGCCGCGCAGCGCCGCCCAGTCGACCGGCTGATCGGTCGGCCATAGGCCCATGTCGAGCCACCCGCCGGTGTTCTCGTTCCACCTGGCGCAGTGGTAGCGGTCGAACTCCGCGCGCCCCATCGGGCTCACCTTCATGCGGTTCCACGAGCGGCGGATCGAGCGGGCGTCCGGCTGCCCGTGCGGCATGCCCGGATTCGCCTTCGGCCACACGGTCTCATCGTCCGACTTATCGCTTGGATCGAGGCCGAACAGGAGCGGCATGATCGTGTCATCCTCGACTTCCTGCTTTAGGATCGCCTCGCCCTGGGCGACAAGCTCCCCGTAGATGTTCTCGGGATTCGCGCCTGGCGTCGTGATGATCAGGCCGAGCGACTCCTTGCGCTTCGCGCCGGTCGTAAGGAGCTTCGTGAGGAACCGCCCCTTGAACTCGGCCGCCTCGTCGGCGATCCACATGGACGGGTTCAGGCCGTCGAGCGAGCGCTCGAGCGCCGCCAGGGCGGTGAACTCGCAATCGCGGCCCTTGTCGACGATCCGGTCCCACAGCGCCTGGTAGCCGGAGTCGGCCTTGCGGCGGATCATCGTGCGCGCGGTCTCGAGACAGATGCCCGCCTGCTCCTCGGTGTTCGCTATGACATGCACGCGCCGGCCGTCGGCCTGCTCGAGATCCCACAGCGCCAGGCCTGCTGCGAGCGTCGTTTTGCCGTTGCCACGCGCCACTTGGAGGATGGCGAGCTGCACGCGCCGCAGGTGGTCCTCGGAGCGGCGCCACCCCCATATGTTCGCCAGGCACCACAGCTGCCACGGGTGCAGCTCGAACGACTCGCCGCTCGCGTCGCCGATCAGGCTCAGCCGGCGGAAATGGTCGGCGAGCCGGCCAAGCGATTCCCAGTCCATGTAGATGTCCTCGCGCGCGAGGTCGCGCTCGAAGCGCTGCGCCGCGGCGAAGATCCACCGGCTCGAGGGGATGATCCCGGTTAGCAGGTCCGACTGGTACGCGAGAATGGCGGTTTTCGGGTCCGTCAAATTTAGAAGCC